TGCATCAAGTCCTGCGTAACCGTTTGCTTGACCTTTGTTGGCTGCGTTCTCAGGCGTAAAGCCTAAACTCGTTTGCTTGCCATCAAGTGCTGTTTGTAACCCTGTTGTGTCTGCTATGGCATGATTGTGCGTTGCAGCTGCTTTGCCATCTAGTGCAGCTTGAAGTCCTGTTGTGTCTGCTATAGCATGATTGTGTGATGTGCTCGCTTTGCCATCTAGTGCAGCTTGAAGTCCTGTTGTGTCTGCTATGGCATGATTGTGTGTTGCAGCTGCTTTGCCATCAAGTGCAGCTTGAAGTCCTGTTGTGTCTGCTATGGCATGGTTGTGTGTTGCAGCTGCTTTACCGTCAATCGCTGTTTGCAAACCTGTTACATCCGCTATAGCGTGATTGTGTGTTGCAGCTGCTTTGCCGTCAATCGCCGTTTGCAATCCCTGCACACTTGCTATGTCTTGTGTGCCTGTGTGTGTCGAGCGGTCACGGAGCTGTGCATTAGTTTCGTTTGCCGTTGCACCAGCTTGAATGCCGTCAAGCTTTGTTTTGTCGGCTGCAGTCAATGCGCCTTTCGTTGTTGTGGTCGCATCATTAATTGAGACTTGTGGTGTTGTGGTGTTGTTCGTCACTTGAATCGGTGCGGTTCCTGATACCTGTGATACACCGCCACCGCCACCACCTGTTACTTGGTTAGGTTTTTTCCATGCCATTCCTCAATCACCCCTTCACATATCCTCTGTATTCTCCTTGTGCAACAACAATCACACTTGTAAAAGGGTCGAACAAATCCTCAAAGACTTCTCCCCCTTTAACCGTGTATGTTTCAGCGTTAATAGTGAACGTGAGGTCTGTCAACACATCGTTTGAAATCACTAGCCCTCGCACCTTACTTGTAAAGTTGAACGTTTGATTGTTGGAGCCGCTAAATGGCTGCTTAGCCGACAAAGCTTCGTTCACTATCGTGCCATCTTCCTTCACAACTCTTCCTGTTCTTGCTTGGTACTCACTACTCATGTCTATCCTCTCCTCTCAATCTTCAATTCCTCTCAATCTTCAATGTGTAATTGGCGTTAAAGTTATATATACCCTCATAGAGGACATTTTCAAAAATAACCTCGTTCAAACCACTGCTGAGCATAAGTGTAAAAGTGTTTGACTCTGCCGCAACAGCGGTGTTATTAATCACGACCGATGTGTTTTGCCACGCCCTCTGAAACTGTATCTGCACGCTTGCTAAGTTAGCGGGTAAAGGTGCAGGCAAAAACTGATCTTCGTAATTATCCTTGTCAATGTCAAAATCAAACATTTGCCCGTTATTAATGGCTAATTTTAAAATTTTAAATGCCCCGCGTTTGTACACGCGATAAAAAAATCCGTTTAAATCAGATTGAATGTCAAGGAGCAATTTTGCACTGATGACATCTTGCGGATGAACACGTGCAGGAGAATATGGTCTGCCTACACCTGCAGAATGCCAAGAGTGAATGGTTCTTACCGCTGAATCAAAAATCCCAGCACCCACTTTATACTCAAAATCATTGTTGTAGTTTGAGGTGATAATGTTGCTGCGATTACCCACTTGTTTGTTATAAAAAAGAGTGTTCTGTATATTGTATAAATCGCTAGATTTAAGCGTAATTTTTTCACCTTTTACAACAGGTGACGAGTAATGAAACTCAGGATAAACGTAAACATAAATTTGGTTTGATGTTACGGTGTCAGACTGACCACCAGAAAACATATTAAATGCGGTCGCATAAAATCTATAAGTTCCATGCAAATAGAAGATGCCATTTTCACCAAACGCCCCACCACTAAAGATATGGGAATTGTCAAAACTCGCTTCAAAGACTTCATTGCTATAAATAGGTTGTTGGTTATTACCACCAACGGAAAATGAAGAAAATTGAGAAACAAAATTACCATTTAAGTATTTTTCATAGTACAATACAACGTTATTAAACTCGTCATCACTCTCTAGTGTAATGGTAATCGGATCTAATTTTGCTTTTCTTGCAATATTCGTGGGATAGTATATCGGTCGTTCTGACACCGCACCACCAGAAATAGTTAAATTAGTCGGCATAGTCACTCCTATAAAAACACAGCATTGGTCACAATTTGCTCAAACGTTATAGACGTTGTCCCGATTGTGATTATGCCAGTGTTCGCATTTACAAATAAGTTTTTAGCATATAGATCTCCCAGTTGCACAAAGATTAACATTGACGGTGTAATTGATCCGGAACGTGTCAAAGTTTGTGCGCTTGAGTTATAAGTATAAATTCCATTTTCGGTTGCGTCTGATTGATTTTTAACCAACAGCTTATTGCCGTTAGACAGTGCTCCACCGTCAAACGTATTTGCGAAACTTTCTAAATTAACGTTTTCTGTCGTTGCACGTCTAACTATCGTCAGCGGTGAGTTTGTGCCACCGCCTGCTAACCCCGTTACCGTTGCACCTGTAAAGTCTACATTTTGATTTACAAATGATACAGGAGCATCAAAGGTGATGCTGGTATCGTCTATAATCATTTTGTGATAGGTATTATTTTGTTTTTTGTAAGATAAAGAAATTTTATCGCTTGCAAACCATAAATTACACTTTCCTGTTTCTGTGTCACCTGATTCATTATCATAAGTCAGCAACATGCGGTCGTCTTTAAATTTAAACCTATGCGAAAAATCCCCTTCACGTTGATAACGAAGGGATGTCGTATCGTCTGACCAGCCTATTGACCTTACAAGGTCGGTAACACGTGTTTTATAAAATAATTGCACAAAAGCATCGCCTTTTTGTAAAAATGCTTTACCTGATTCTTCCGTTGCACCGTCACCTTCGCCAATAATAAACTCAGGATAATAATTAGCAGGAGACCCTGCTTTATAAAAATGCAGTCTAATTTTTTCCCTTAGTTCATACTCGTAAATTATAATTGGGTGAGCAGTAACATTAATTGTCATTACTGTTTTAGTATTATCAGTCCAATACATATTTTGATTATTTTTGTTTTTTAACTGCTTTGTTAACGGTTGTCCATTTAGATTTTTAACAACCGCCAAAATCATTTTGATATCCTGTCCTTGAATCTTCGTATACTCAACCGCTGATGTATCACTCGCAAGATAATTTTCTACAAACTTGTTTGTTTCTAATTCGGAAACAGTTAAGTTAGCGATATATGCATTCTGTGCGTTCAGTATCTTCGTCAATAACCCGTCAGCCAGTGTGAGCTCTGCTCTGAGTGTGCCTGTCGTGATTTCATCCGCCTTAAAACCTTTTCCTGTGCCGAATGTCCGCCAGTTCCAATCGCCATTCACCTTATCACTTGCAATCGCAAAAAGGTTTGTGCCTAAATATAATGCACCGTAATCATCACTATCTGTTTTCGTATTCTCCAAGAGAATACCCTTATCTTGCTGTACTGTCGCATTTTGAAACGCTCCTGAGCCTTTTATTCCGTTCTGTAGTGCATTAATTGTGCCTGTCAGCTGCGTGGTGTTTAGTTTCCCCTTGTGCTGCACATTGTTCTGAAAGGTTTCAAGCACTTGCACCTTGTTCACATTGTCGATAATGGTCTGCACAAAGTTTGCAAGAACCACTCTATTCTTCCTCTCATCAAGTGGATATTGCTCAACCTCCACCACACGAGCCGTCACATTAATACCAAGCTCTTCGTCAATCACCCTTACCGTATCACCGACACCAAACCTCTCAAACTCTCCATAAGTTTGACCTTGAATGACCTCGACATTCTTCAAGTCCACCACATCAAAATCATAAGTGATGCGTTCAACCTCATGTTCAGCAAGATAATCTAGTCCGGCTTGGTGCAACTCAGCAGGTGAGGTAATGTCTGTTAATCTCAGTACGCCTACCTTCGGTCTTTGATAGCTGTTGATATATTGCGAGTCAATGTATGGTCTATCTCCTGTGATACTCTCTATACTGATGTCGTCCTTGCCGTAACAGTAAAGTCGAGTGATTACACTTTTTGCATCTGTTTTTCTTCGTGAGCTTAACAAATTTTTTCGGTAGCGTATTTGCACACCGTTATTCGAGCCGATTTGCGGCTGCACCGTCAATGCAAAGTTGCTTGGTGACGGCAAGCCTGCACACGACATTTCTGCCTTAAAGGTGTTGAGCAGCTGCCTAATCGCTGACAGCGTTGTGCCTTCTGCCAGGTCAATCGTCTTTGCTCCGCTCACGCTCGACACTGTTGCTGCAAAGCGTGTGCCAGCAAGAAGCGTGTTGAGTGCGTTCTGAAGTGTCACATTGGTTAGTGTCTGTTCGGGCACATAGCCATCAATGAGTTCACTTATGATGTGTTCACAGAACACTGAGACAACCAAACCCTCACTGTCTCGTATCTCTTCTAACTCACGCACAATGAAAATGTGTCCATCGTACTTGATGAAACAGTCGGATTGAATAAGAGCCGATTGCGTGTCATAAGGAACGACAAAGTGCAGCGTTTGCTCTCCATCCAGTCGGTGATAACGCTTGATGTTCTCGTGTCGTGATGTTTGAAGCAAAAGATTGAAAATAGCCAGTCCGTTCGAGGTGAACGCTGTCTCTGTGCGTGGGTATAGTGTCAGCACATCACCACCTACTCCACATAAAACTCGATAAGGTCTAATGAAAGCCAAGTGCAGCCGCCTGTTCCGATTCGGTCTACAATCACACTTCCACTCGGTTCAATGACAATAATGCAAGGTCGATAATAGATGGTGCTCAACACGGTACCGTGAAAGCGACTTTTCTCTTGTGGTCTAAACCCTGCTGGCAATGTCGCTATAACCGTTCCGTTGGCATAAGTACCACCGCTAATGCTCCCTTTCAACTGCACACGCCTTCTGTCTATCCTGAATTGTGCTGTCGTTCCGGCAGCTGCTACCCACCCGCTTTGAAGTGGTATCGTTTGCCATGCAGATAAGGTGTTTTGTTGAGTGAGAGAGGTGACACTTGCAGTAAGTGTGTTGATGGCTGCTTGAAGTGCAGTAATGCTGTTTTTGTTCTGTTCGGTTTGTGTGACTTGTGCAGACAGATTGGCAGTTAAAACATCCACCGCTGACATCACATTGCTAATGCTTAGCTCAATGTCTGTCTGCTCAGCGTTTAGATTAGACAACGCAGAGTTTAAAGCATTTAACTGTGCCTGGATATTAGCCACAGTCACACTCAACGGCTCATCACTGTCTGTCTCAAGCGGTGCTTCTACCAAGTCTAAAATGCGGTTCAACTCTTCTGCAATCGCTTCAAGGTTGCTATTCACCTTTGGGTAAAAGGTCTGCAGCGTGTCCTCTCCAACGATTGGATTAATGATGATTCCCATCTTATCACCTACTTAAATTTTGGTTTAAAAATAAAGCTGACCGAGCAGTTTAAGCCTGTCCCTCCTATCGTTACCGTGTTGTTGCCTGGCACGAGATGCACAAAGCTTCCTGTGCTTTGGTTGAGTTTGTTCGTTGTGCTGATGTAGATTTGCATCTTTTCGTTGTCAATGTTGAGCGTTTGATTGGATATGGCTTGAGAGTATGTGAGTGTTTTGTTGTTTGCAGACAATGTGAAGGTTGAGAATGTGCCTGTGACTTGCACAAGAGGTAAGATGCTCACATCACCGAAGTTGTTGATGGTGACATTTTGTGTGTTTGTAACAGCGTAGGTATACGCAGAGCCGAGTGGGAAGTCTCCGGCATCAAGTGTTATGTCAAAGTCTTGGAGATTAAAGCTTGTTGCGTTGTACTTAAAGCGTGAGTAAGGCTCCCTAGCCATAAGCGGAAGTTTAAAAGTGCTAATGTTAGACATTCGATTAATGCGAAGATTCCCCATGTACCGCACCTCAAAGACTTTTAGAGGGTCGTTGTCAAAGGTGAGCTCTACCCACTTCGGATTGCCATCGTTGTCCGTGAGTGCTTTAGCAATGCTTGATAGAGTCTGCTGCAGCTGCACACCACTTTTGAGTATTGCACAGCTAATCTCAAAAAGCCTGAATGAAACATCTGAGCCAAAATCATACACGCCTCGCTTGCCTGGAATGGCGAGTGTTCTGTCTACTGTTGAAGGTAAAATAGGCTCTTCTGTATCAATCATCACTTTAAATCCAAGAGTAGCGGCAGAGACGCCATCTATCTTAATGCTCATCTTCTGCCGCCCCCTCGTGCTTTGGTCTGTGATAGATTAAACAGCTCTCTTGCGATAAGTTGAATGTCTACATCGTTCCTCACGTTCATATTTTCAACGGTAATTCCGTTGCCACCGCTGCCGATCATATCCTTCAGCTTTGAGAGCGGTATGACCGCTTCACTCTCTCTGCCTTCGCCAATCATAGCAAGTGTAGGCTTTGTCACAATGCCGCCTTGTGCAAGATGTGGAACCTCAGGCACCTTAAAACCAAACTTTTTACCACCCATTCCTGGCACCCAGTCCGGAACATCAATTTTCACGCTGTTCATGCCTTTAATCATGGCATTAATGCCCTTAATGATAAGGTTAAGCGTTGCCTTGATGCCGAGGTATATGCCATCCCACACACCGAGGATATACGCTTTAAATGTGCTAAAGATGGTCTTTGTCACATTGCTGATTAAAGTGAAACCAGTTTTAACAAGGTTGCTGATTGCGTTCAACACATTGCTTGTGATGGCTTTGATGTTCTCCCACGCTCCGCTCCAATTGCCTGTAAAGACATTGATAAACAGCAGAAGTGTGTTTTTAATGATTTGAATTGCGTTGTTAAGGATGGCGGTTAAGCCTTTCCATAGGTCGCTAAATGTCTTGATCATGCCTTCTAGCCACGCATTCCATATCGGTGTCATAAACTTCACAAACTCAGTAAATATCACCCTTAAAGCCATAAAGATATTTCCAAAAGCTTTTTCAAAGCCTGGTCCGTTTTTTATAAAAAACATTTTCGCGTCGTTGAAGGATGCCTTCAAGCTCTCAAACATACTGCTCACAATTGGAGCTAATGCTTTTTTCAAGTTTTCGTAAGTTTTTTTTATGGCTAGAGCGGTATCGTCAACAACCTTTCTAAACCAATCCCAATTTTTATAAGCGTGCACCACAGCAAAACCTAAAGCAGTCAATGCAGCAATGCCAGCTACAACAGCTGCAACAATGCCTAAGATAGGTAAGATTGCCGCCCATTGTGCGGTTGCTAGCACACCAAGTCCTGCCGCTAAAAGAGCGACAACGCCGATCATGGTGCTGAGTACCGCCACAACAGCAAGCACCGCTGTAACGACTTTCTTTGTCTCCGGTGACAGTGAGTTGAAGTAATCCACCACGACCTGCACACGCTTTGCAAGCGCTTTAAGTATTGGCAGAAACCCCTCGCCAAGGCTTATCATCAAAGTTTCAAAAGAGCCTTTCAGCTGCTCAATAACACCGTTCAGGTTGTTGAGCTTTTCTGCTGCAACTTGCTCAGAGGTGACCTTGCTCATGGCTTTTTTCATGTTCTCAACGCCAATCGCACCTTCTTTAAAAAGGATGTTGGACGCGCGAATGGCATCGGAGCCGAACATGGTATACATATATTGCTGCCGCTGCATATCGTTCAAGCCACCCATACTCCGCTGCAGAATCCGAGAAATATCTGTCAGCGATTTAAGCTGTCCGTTTTGGTCGTAAAACACAGAAGTGTTCTTGTCCGTCAATAAACCAAGTTTTTCAAAAGCTTTTTGCTGCTCTTTTGTTTTGGGTGCCAGGTTGCTTAGCATGGTCTTGAGTGATGTTCCGGCATCAGAACCTTTCAATCCGTTTTGTGCGAACACAGCAAGAGCGGTGGTTGTGTCCTCAAAAGTCATTCCCACGCTTGATGCAACTGCTGACACAGCAGACAATCCATACTTCAATTCACCAACGCTTGTTGCAGATGCGTTTGCCGCTCCAGCAAGTATGTCCGCAGCTTGCACAACGTTAAGTCCATCTGCCTTGAAGGCATTCAGTGCCGTTGATGCAATCTCAGCTGCATCCGCAAGCTCCAAATTGCCCGCCACAGCTAAACTAAGAGCACCTTTTAAACCGCCGTTCATGATGTCAGCAACACTTACTCCTGCTTTGATGAGTTCTTCAATCCCTTGTGCAGCTTCCACGCTAGAGAATTTCGTCTGTGCACCCATGTCTTGAGAAAGTTTTGATAGCTGTGCCATTTCGTCTGATGTTGCACCGGACACCGCTTTGATGTTGCTCAATGCTTGCTCAAAATTTGCCGCTGACTTGATTGCCATGCCTAAGCCAGCACCAATCGTTACGCCAATCCCTGTAAAGGTTGCACCGATTTGTGTGCCAGCTTCCTCAAGCTGACCACCAAGCTCTCGAAAGTTACGCCTAAACTCTGCCATTCTGCGTTGGAAATCGGTGATGTCTACACCGAGCCTAACGGTCAAATCTGATAAACGCGGCATTTCATCACCCCAATTCATCCTCAAGTGCTTTGAGTTCTTTTTCTTTTTCTTCTTTCGTCACTCGTTTTTGTTCGTTTTCAAACTTTACTAATTTATCCACACTAAGCGGCTTTTTTAGATGCGGAGCTGTTATCCATACCGCAAGCTGTGCTAGCCGTTTGTATTCTTCGACTTGCTCTTGCTTCTTTGCTTCAATCAGTTCGGCAAGTTCAGATAATGTCAGGGTATAAAAAGTAGCGTGCGAGAGTTTGAGCTGAGCAAGTGCCATCTTGCGTGCCTTATCAAGCTCAAAACTCTCGCCATTTTCTACTTTTTTTCGTTGGTGTCACTCATAAAACCAGCGACTTTAAACGCTGTTAAAATGGGATTGAGCAAGTGTTCAATGCTCTGACCGTTAGCGAGCTCTTCTTGCAGAAGGTCGCCGATGTTATTAATGGTCAGCGTTTTGTTTTCGTGCCTTAGTGCCGCCCAATAAAAGGCACGAATCGTTGAAAAACCGATGTTTTCTTCAGCGAAAATATGGGATATACCCTTGCCAAAGTGTTGTTCCAAGTCGCAAATGGCATTAAAGTCCATTCTTAAAAGTCGCGTCTGTCCACCGAGTTCTACTGTTACACCACGCATAGGTTACACCGTTGGTGTGACAGAGCTTGATGCAGCAGAAGCGTTAGAGTTACCGACCTTATTCACTGCACGCACCGTAAATGTGTACGCTGTGCCGTTGGTTAAGCCAGTAACAATAATGGGTGATGCTGTTCCTGTTGCGGTGATGTTGCCTGGTGATGAGGTGACGATGTAACTTGTAATAGCAGAGCCGCCAGTTGAAACAGGTGCAGTAAACGCTACGCTGACTTGTGTGTTGCCTGCTGTTCCTGCAACGGCTGTCGGTGCTCCTGGAACAGTAGCGACTGTGCGTGTCAGCTCTCCTGAGCCTTGCAGTGTGCCGCTATAAGTGGCTTCCGCATCAAACGGTGCTTCAATTGGAAAGTCAGTAAGTATCGCCGTTCCGCTATATATAGTGTCGAGGTAAGTGTTAAACCTCACCATGATTTTTTCTTTGGCTAAAAATGCCGTCTCCAAATGCTTAAAACCTTCATCCGTTTCAATCAGTAATGCGTCAAACTCAATCGACCACTCAAAGAAGTTGCCTTCAATCTCTCTCCAGCTGGAGCTGTCTTTTGTCGTTAAGTCGATGGTGTCGAGCGAGCGATTAAGCGTGCCCCCACGCTGTCCTGCTACCTTTGTCCATATTGGTGCAGCGGTTGTGCCTGTATTGACGAACAGGAAAAAATTAATTCCACTCCTACTCATTTATCCTTCCCCCTTTATAGTTGTTGTACATGGATTCTAAAACGAATTACACCGTGTCTTATGCTTTGTGTGTGTATGCCATCCTCTTCACTAAACACTTCTTCAAAGTCCATACGCAGACTCATGAACGCATAACCTTCCGTGTTCTCAAAAGCCTTGCCTGTAATGGCTTTTACAATCTCATTGTGTATACTTTTCACCTGCTTAAACCCTCTATAGCTTGACCATGTGTGAATGGTGGTGACCACCTCATGACCTTCTGTTGTCTTGCTGTACCAGGGTGAGCTTGTGTCCTCTCCGATAACCACATAAGGAAAAGACTGTCCTTGTGGCACATCGTCATAAATGCCTGTCACCAATGCTTTGAGTGCTGTTGTGCTGTTTAAACGTGTGAATAGTGCTTTTTGTACCGCTAGCAATGGGGAGGATGTCATCGTCATGGTCTAGCACCTCGTATCGCTTGCTGTACCCCGCGCTGATAGTCTGCCTTTGCTGCTTCAGCAGCTGGTGCCATAAAAGGACGAGCACTCAATTTTACGGTGCCAAACTCGAGAAAGTGACCATAAAAACCATTGGAGCGAAGCGTCACCCATCCAGTCAGCTTGTCTCTTGACATTTTGAATTTGATGTTGCGTCTCAAGTTGCCACTACGCTTGTTCACTCTTCGTTTTGCTTCTTTAACAATCTGTTTTCCTGATGCCTTGACTTGCTCGGATAAGCGTGTCGTAACAGAAAGGTCGTAACGGCTGATCTCACCGAGCACACGGTCAATGCCTGTGATGTTCATTCTTACTCGTGCCATTCAAATCACCTCTGACACATATAGAATCAGTTCCTGGTACTTGCCGAGCTCGTTTTGGATGTAGTCGATATTAAACTTTCGCGTTCGCCACAGCACACGGTGCTTTGTGGTAACATTGGTGCGGTGACGAATACGAATCTTGAAATCCACTTTGTTGTGCACTTGTCCGTAATTAAACTTCTCATATCCAGTCATTGGCATCACTTCCGCCCAACAGGTGGTTTGTTGTGTCCAAGCCGACACCATGCCGCCCAATTCATCCGTTGTTGTCGCTTCCACTTCAATGTAAATGACCTCTCGCATCATGCCTGCACGCATTAGAAAAACCTCCGCACACTTGACATATCAAGCAAGGCTTCAACGCCAATTGGCAGCACCTTTGGCTCTAGCGTTGCCGTTCTGCCGATAACGACAACCTCTCTGTTCTCGTAAAAGTGAGAAACAAGCATTTTTATGGCGTGCTTGATATGAATAGGAATACTCCCTGGGTTTGGATATCCTGATACAAACCGCACGCGCAGCGGATTGATGGAGCCTAATTCTTGTGGTCGTGCTGCTTTAATCATTACTTTTGATGGTATCGCTTCAAAATCAACCACATAATCGCTTGCGTTGAAACTGATGTAAGTATCACCGCCGTTTCTGTATGCAACGCTCGTGAC